TACTTGCCCCGTGAAAAATCATTATACCGCAGAAATAGGTCACCACCTTTTGCGATGTGCGATAAAGCCCTTTGCTCGTTATCGGCTCTCCCCTTTTCCTTGCCGCCATGATTCCCGTGACTGTGTCTGCAAAAACGACAAAGATTGTAAAAATTAAAAAATGTTTGATGGGTAGGAAAAACGAGAATAGCACTCCGCAGCAAATTGAATAGGCAATGCCATCGTAACCAAGTTTAAAAATGTTGTAGATAACTGCTTTCATTATTCAAGTTTTATTAGCCTAACATTACCGTCCACGGTTGCAAATTTGCCATCGGCATATTTATACAAGTCGTATTTTACGGAGTTGAAGTTAAAGGATATTTGATTGGTAAATGTAGATAAAAGTAGGTTTGTTGAAATCGTGTAAACTTTGCCATTATCTGGATTGAAAATAAAACGCTTGTTGTTGTTCAATTCAATAACTCCATCAATAATTTCACCGTTAAAATTTAACTTCCAGTCTCCTATAAACTTTGCCGTGTCTCTTTGAGCCGTTGTAAAATAAACAGGCTTGCCACTTATTTGAACGTGCAAGTCATTGTAATAATTAATCCTTTGCACCGCTTTGCCTTTAGTTATTATAGGCTTTGCATGAATAGCCAACGTGTTACTTTGTCTTTCTGCATCTGTGACAAGGCTTTGAATAGCAGTTGCACTATCGCCCAATATTTGCTTTGAGCCTGTGACTGTGCTATCAGACAAAGTTGTTTGCTGAATAATGTAATAAATGTTTCCTTGCTTTTGTATGTAAACGGTGTCTTTGACAACGTCTTGCGCAAAGGAAAAGAAAGGAAGGAATAAAAATAGGTATCTCATTTTATTTATTTTCGAGGTTAATAATTCTTTGTTCAAGGGCTTTTATGTGGGCTTGTTGTTCTTGGATGGCTTTGACTAATAAAGGGATTAAATTTTGAGTAGCTAATCCCATTGTAGAATTTGGCTCACTATCATCTGCGGCTTTTACTATTGATTTTGCAAATGTTTCAGTTGATAAAGCCCTATCAACATCTTGAGCAATAAAACCTACTTCTTCATATTCACTAAAATTATTTTCTGTATTGTTTATAAAATTAAAAGTAACAGGTTTTAATTTATTAACAATTTCCAATCCTTTCTTTAAAGGTGTAATATTTTCTTTAAACTTTACGTCAGACGTTGCAATAGTTGCATTTGTAGCAAATATTTGACCATTTACTTGCAATAAATAAGCGCCATTGTCTGTTGCTCCGTACCCAATATTAACTTCCCCACTTGTTTCTACACGCATTCTTTCAAGAGCATTTGTTGCTATTCTTAATTTTACATTTGAATAGCCCCATAAATAACCTTCATTTCCATCTAAACCAAAAACGAACCTTGATTCACCGACTTCATTAAACAATAATATAGGGTAAGTATTAGAAATAACACCACCTCTTGCACTTGATGAAAAAGTTGATAGTAAATTTTGTGGATTTTCGTCAATTAAACCCCAGTTACCATCATCTGTAATCCTGAAAGGAGTAATGCCATTTGCATTTATTCCAACTGTTTTTGAGTTTACTCTATACATACCATAACCTGCTCTTACGCTATCTGTTGGTATAAATTTAGTAGCCGTTGCCGTGCTACTAAAAGTTGTTGCTGCACTAAATGTTTTTGCACCATTTACCGTTTGCGGTCCATAAGTATTCACATAGGCAATAGCTGCCGTATCCGCTCCAAGTTGCCGCCACTTTCGTCCCGTTGCCGAAGCCTTGTAAGTATAAAGATTTATGTTTACCGTATCAAGTACAAAATAAGCAGCCGTGTCGCTCTTTGCCGTCAATGTGGTATCAGCCGCCACGCCCCGCCAAATCAGCCCATCGGCAGTGCTCTGTTCACCGAGTGTTATTTTTTGATTACCATTGCTCGGATACTGTGCCCATGCAAGGCAAGGCAAAAGGAAAAGGAAGAGGGAAAGGAGTTGTTTCATGTTTATTATTTTATTGCGAAAAATTCAATTTTAGTTACCGTTTGCGCATTTAATACGTTGTTTGTTGCTCCATCTCTTACAATAAAAGTAATATTTGTTCCGTCAACCTCTTTGACATTTACAATATTAGTTGTTGACGCTGGTAAATTTGCAAATGCCATTATAGGAGTAAAGTTAAAACCATGCGCAACGGTAATATTTCCATTTGCATCAGTTATTGCGTTTGTTACTGAGCCTCTACCAAAAAGCCCTGTTTGCGCCACCGTTGTAACCGAGCCAACCACATTGCTTCCATCCTTGCCAAGTAAACTTGTAGGCGTTGCAGATGTTGTGGAAAGAGTGACCGCTCCCGAAATTGTGCCACCAGAACTATTGTATTTTAAATTTATTCTATCTGAAAGCGAGGTCGTATCTGTTCCGCTTGCAGTCAAAATATTACTTGCAAGACTCAATCCTGTGCCAAGCGTAATATCACCTACACCATTATTACTTGTATTTTTACCAAGTAATCTATTTAAACCAGATACTGAGCCGCTTATAGTGATTTGCCCCGACATATTTACTTGGTTTCCAAATGTTTTAATTCCATTAATTGTTTGGTCTCCTGTTAAAGATACTTTGCTATCAATACGGGTTGATAACGAAGCCGTGTCGGTTTTATTTAATTTTAGGTCAATACGATTACTTAGGCTCACCGTGTCAAGGTTAGTCATGACATTATTGCCGCCTTCGGTAATTGCGCCTGTGACGGTTAATGTTGAGGATACAGTTGTAGGTTTTAACAAACCAATATTTCCTGTAACCCTATCCATTGTTAAGCCTATGTTTGTAACATTAGAGCCTGATAAATTATCTCTTGTTACTAACTCCATTCTATCTAAATCAAGACCTCCATTATATCTTAGAATGCCACCAAATTCAACATCCGTTGCTGATGGAGTTCCTGTTTCCGAAAACAAAATAGATGCAATTCCAGTACTGCCAGATTTTAATAAAATATTTTTAGCTACATCTAAAGTAAGATTTGCTATTGGCGCTACACCTATGCCAATATTTCCGCTGCTTTCTTGAATGACAGAATTACCTAATGTAGATGTGCCTGTAAATAATGGCAAAGTATTTGTTGTTCCCGTTCCCGTGACTGGGTTGGTTAATGTGTTTTGCTTTGCCGCAAATCTGGAAGTAAGGTTTAACGATGTTGTATCTGCGGTATTAAACTTTAAATTTAACGCCGTTTGTGTTGCGGTTGATATGGGTTTATTTACATCTGACGTATTATCTACATTTCCTAAACCAACCATACTTTTAGTAATACCTCCAACTGTACCCGTAAATGTTGGATTTGCTAAAGGCGCAACTACACCAAAATCAACCGCCACCGTGCCCGTTGTACTTATCGTTCCACCCGTCAACCCTGTTCCCGCCGTTACACCCGTCACGCCTTGCAAATCGTTAAAGGTTGGTGTAAATGTTCCACCGTCTAACTGAGTTAGGGTTAATGTTTTTGTATCTGTTCCCGTGAAAACTGCATTGTTTATTTTATCATTGTAGGCAATGTTCCAATTACTTGAATTATTTGGAATAGAAGATGCCCATGTTGAACCAGTTGATAAGGCAATTCCAGCCTCAGGATAAACAGGATTTGGAAAAACACCCGTACCAATAGAACCAATGCCGCTAACTGTTGCAACCGTGTAATTAGCGCCCACTTTAAACGAGGTTGAAACAATGGTAATTTGATTTGTGTCAGTAAGATTATATTGGTCATTATTTAATAGTTGACCATTTCTAAAAACTAAAATATACGCCTTTAATTGAATCGGAAATTTAGGCGTTATTGTCCAAGTTAATACACTTGTCGTGGCTGGTGCGTATTCTTGTTTTAAAATCTTTATGGTATCATTCCCAATAGCAACGTCAACAATCGAATCCCGTATTTGTGTAAATACAACCGCCGAATCAAGTAGCAAAGTTCCCGTCGTGGTTATTGTACCACCGAGCAATCCAAAGCCCGTTGCAACGCTTGATACCGTTCCCTTATTGTTTATTCTTGAAGACAATGAAGCCGTGTCTGCTGCATTTAATTTTAAGGCAAATCTGGAAGTAAGATTTAATAAAGAGGTATCGGCATCACGGAAATAAGGAAGAAGCATTGAAGCCGTATCAGAAATATTTACCTTATTATTTATTCTATTGGATAACGTAACCGTATCAGATAACTCCATTAATACGGTAAGGTCAGCCGACACCGTGCCCGTGGTTGTTATTGGGTCAGGACTTACCGTTATTCCTGTTCCTCCAGAAATAGAGGTTAGTGAACCCGAACCACCACTACCCGAACCGCCGCCACCTTTAGGAAATATTACAGTATAATTTTCCCCTAACTTAAAAGCCGTCGAACCAATGACAACTGATGCGTTTGTTGGTATAGTATATTGGGTTGGTAACAATATTTGCCCGTTTCTATAAACTTGCACCACGTTTACACCAGCTGGGACTAATGTGTCCGTTTGCGTCCAAGTCAAGGTTGAGGAAGAAACATTCGTAAAGTCTTGACGCGCGTAAAATCTGCCAGCCGTATCGA